AAAGAATGAGCGTTTACACGAGCTTAGTATGTTCTCTCGGCAGTGCGAGTTGGAGCAGTTAAGAGGCGCACAGAAACTTGCAGAAATAGGCGCAGTTCGGGAAGCCGCAGTAGATGTGGGCGTGATGGATGCGTTCAATGCGGCAATTAATCAGCAAGCTGAAATGGTCAAGGCGGCTGGGGGTTGGGCGGCTAGTCTGTCTGCGTCTGTTCGTCCTGTCATGACTTACTATTTATTGGTGCTGTATGGGACGGCAAAGACTGCCGCTATGGTTTTGGCTTATTACCACGGTCAGGCATTGACTGAAGTTCTTTCTAAGTCTTGGGGTACAGATGACATGGCCCTCTTGACAGGCGTTATAAATTACTGGATGATCGACCGCAGTTTAGCTAAACGAGGACTGTGATGGGAAAAGCATTCAATTATGTACGCGGAACTATGGAGGAGCGCTTCTGGTCAAAGGTTGACAAGCGCGATCCAGACGACTGTTGGGAGTGGCAAGCGTCATTAGACACACGGGGTTATGGTAACTTTGGAGTACCCAAGAATGACGGCACAGGGCGTTACCTCATGCAACGAGCGCACCGCATGGCTTGGGAGTTTACAAACGGGAAGCTAGAAGGCTCTGTACAACACCTATGCCACACCTGTGATAACCGCAAGTGTGTAAACCCCGCCCATTTGTTTATTGGCAATGCCAAAGTGAACATGGCTGATTGTGTTAGCAAAGGCCGTTTAAACGACCGCAGTGGAGAAAACAATCCACGAGCCAAGTTGACCGCCAATGATGTGCTTGATATTCGGGCTTCTAGTTTGCCTTTATCACAACTAGCGCAACAGTATGGCGTGGCTAAATCCGTGGTCGGCTATGCCAAACGTGGTATTACTTGGAGAAATGTATGACCAAAGACGAAACATTACGCCTAGCATTGGAGGCGTTAAAAAGTATTTTTGCATCAACTCATCCATATCGAGAAAATGGAACTTGCACAATAAATGATGAATCTGTGGAATTAAGTAACAAAGCCATCTCTGCTATTGAAGAGGCTTTGGCACAGCGCACATGGGTAGGGCTAATGCGTGGCGTGCGCGTAGAAGGCGACACCGTGGTCATTGCAGTCAAGGGCGGCAACGATGCGGCACGAGAATTGTGCGGTTATCTTTTGAATGAAATTGAGGTACGCCGTGGCAATGATTGATATTGAATCCTTGCTAATTGGTATTGGCATGGGCGTGCTTGCAATAGTTTGCGTTCGGGCAATAGATGCCATCCTAGCAAAACCATGAACTTAGAACTAGCCGCAGAGATGTGCAAGCGGTTTGAGGGCTTTCGCTCCAAGCCGTATCTTTGCCCTGCCAATGTAGCCACGATTGGCTACGGGTCTACCTACTACGCAGATAAGCGCAAGGTAACTTTAGAAGACGCACCCATGAGTCAGGAAGAAGCCCACGCCCTTTTGATGATTGAGCTTGAGCACACGTATCTGCCCGGTGTGTTGCGTAACTGTCCCGGCCTAATTACAGACGTTCGTAAGTGCAACGCCATCGTGGACTTTGCTTACAATTTAGGCACGGGGCGCTTGCAAACAAGCACATTAAAGAGGAAAATCAATGCCAATGATTGGGAAGGCGCAAAGGAACAACTTATGCTCTGGACTAAAGGTGGCGGCAAGGTTTTGCCGGGGTTGTTAAAACGCCGCACGGCTGAGTGCGCTTTGTTGGATTAAGCAATGACACTTAAAAAACTTGTACTGAAGCCGGGAGTTAACCGGGAGAATACCCGCTACACCAATGAAAATGGCTGGTATGAGTCCGACAAGGTGCGGTTTCGCCAAGGTACGCCTGAGAAGATTGGTGGCTGGGCACGCATCTCTGCATCTACATTCCAAGGTTTGTGCCGTTCTTTGTGGAACTGGATCACGCTAGACAACTTAAACCTAATTGGAGTGGGAACTAACTTAAAGTTTTATCTTGAACTAGGTGGTGAGTACAACGATATTACGCCTATTCGGGCGGGAGCTATCCTAAATAACCCGTTTGCTACAACTAATCTGCTTACTTTAGTTACAGTTACAGACACGGCCCACGGTGCAATTACAGGTGATTTTGTAACGTTCAGTAACGTAGCCCCTGTAGGTGGCCTTGACTTAAATGGTGAGTATTCTATTACTTATGTTGATGCCAATACTTACACAATCACCGCAAGCAGTGCGGCTACTTCTACTGTAGCGGCTGGTGGCGGCACGACTGTTAACGCTATCTATCAAATTAACGTAGGCAATCCATACGAAATTCCACTGGCAGGTTGGGGTGCTGGTACATGGGGCGCAGGAACTTGGGGCTTTGGCGGTACGTCTACATCTGCCCTACGTCTATGGAGCCAGAACAACTTTGGTGAAGACTTGGTTTATGGTTTCCGTGGTGGCCCAATCTATTATTGGGATGCTGGTTATGGCGTAGACCCGTCTTTGGCTACAGTCACGATTGCATCCCCTGCGGTAGTTACTGCCGCTTTTAGCTTGCCAAATGGCTCTCCGGTTATCCTTACAAACAGTGGGTATCCCGCTGCATTGCCGACTGGCTTGTCTCCCGGAACGATTTACTACGTCATTAACTCCAGTGGTAATACGTTTAACTTAGCGGCTACTGTTGGCGGTGCGGCTATTACCACGACAGGAACGCAGTCTGGCGATCACTACATCATGCCTAATGGTGTAGACATCGTAAGTTTGGCGGGCGCATCAGACTGCCCGATTATTCAAAACTTTGTCTTTGTATCTGATATTAGCCGGTTTGTGTTTGCTTTTGGTTGTAATGACTACGGCTCTACAGTGCAAAACCCCATGCTAATTCGCTGGTCAGATCAGGAGACTGTGGTTAACTGGACACCATCCGCAACTAATCAGGCCGGTAGTGTCACCCTGTCCCATGGCTCAAGTATCGTAACTTCTATCCAGACCCGCCAAGAAATTTTGGTGTGGACTGATTCTGCTATCTATTCTCTCCAGTACATTGGCGCACCCGTGGTTTGGTCTAGTCAGTTGATGGGCGACAACATTTCTATCCTTGGTCAGAACGCAGCGGCACAGGCTTCTGGTGTGGTGTACTGGATGGGTGTAGATAAGTTCTATCTGTACGATGGACGCTTACAAACACTGCCATGCGACCTGCGCCGGTACGTATATCAGGACATTAACCTCCAGCAAAACCAACAAGTGTTTGCCGGTACAAACGAGGGCTTCAATGAAGTCTGGTGGTTCTATTGCTCGGCTGGTAGCCTAGAGATTAACCGCTATGTAATCTACAACTATCTGGAAAAAGTCTGGTACTACGGCACGATGGCACGAACAGCATGGTTAGATTCTGGTTTGCGTGACTTCCCTATTGCCGCCACATACAGTTATAACTTGGTTGATCACGAGTACGGCTTAGACAATAACGAGACAGGTACGCCCGCAGGTATTGAGGCTTACATCTCATCTTCTGAGTTTGACATTGATGACGGCGATCATTTTGGTTTTGTATATCGTATGTTGCCTGACCTGACGTTCTCAGGCTCAGATGCTTCCCCTACGCCCGAAGTAACTTACACACTATACCCATTGCAAAACTCAGGTTCAGGTACGGGTACCGCTGTAACGGCTAACGTAGATAAACTCACTGGTGCTTCTTACACAGTGACCGAAGGCTTTACGGGGCAGGTTTACACACGAGTTCGCGGTCGCCAACTAATTTTAAAAGTAAGTTCCGATAACCTTGGAACTGCTTGGCAGTTGGGTTCTACTCGTATTGACATCAGACCGGACGGCAGACGATGAGCTTTATTGTTACCACCGACTTTGAACTAAACAAGGTAGCCGCGCCGAATATGCCGCTACCTCCGGAAGAGTACAACCGTATGTATTTTGATCAGATGCTTAACATCTTGCGTCTGTATTTCAACAGGCTTGACGCGTTGACCACTCAGTTAATGGCTTCTGGCGTAGTGCCTCCTTTGGTTAATTACACAGTGGCTACATTACCAAGTGCAGTTACTTCTGGCAAAGGCGCTAGGTCTTTTGTTACCGACGCTTTAGGCCCAACATTTGGGGCAACCGTTGTGACTGGCGGGGCAGTGGCTGTGCCCGTATACTCTGACGGAACGAATTGGAAGGTCGGATAATGGCAAGACCGATAGTAATGAGTGATGAAGAACTGTACCAACAGACGGGAAGTTGGGAAGCAGCGGCGGCATTACGCGATGAACAAAACAACGCGTTGAACCAATACAACTGGAATCAACCTGCGGAGGTTGATTATTTTGCGCAACAATTTGGGCCAGATACTTATGGGATTGCTTCTCTTGTAAACGATCCCGGTGCGGCAGTTACTGTAAGTGCGCCAGCCGCCGCTGCAAACACCTATAATTACGAAGATGTGTATGACGTTTTTGGTGGAAGAGATGCTACCAATGACTTAATTACAACATTTAAAGGCATGGGGTTATCTGATGACGTGATTGCCTCTGTTTTCGCTCCGTATCGACCAACTACCCCCACTGTTACTACTCCAGCGGTCGTCACTACTCCAGCGGTTGTCACTACCCCTGCTGTTACTACAGCTACCACAGGTGCAGACACTACTACGGCTACAACCGCAACCACCGGGGCTAACACAGGTAATGTATTAACCGGTAACATCTTAGCCGGTGCAAGTTGGAACAGTACAAACACTGATCTTGCAAATCAACTTACAACGCTTACTGGCCAAAACACACTTAACACTGCGGTAGGCGGCGCAACTACAGCCGATACACTTAATCAACTTACAACGTTTTTAGATGGTGGCGGCTCGTTTGATGAAGACGCAACTGTGTTTTTGCAGACCGGTGGTGTTGATTTCTTGCAGGGTGTTGACAGGGCTACGATCACCAACAACATTGATCAGATTATTTCTCTCCTTGCGGATCAAGGCGTCGACGTTGTATTGACAGGTTCGCCCTACGCGGCATCAGTTAACGATGTTGTAACTAATAACTTTAACGCTCAGATTGATTCGCTGTATTCGGACATTGCGGCCAAACATGACAACGTAGAGTTGGTCGATGTGATGGGCGACATCTTGCAAGATAAGACGTTACTTAAAGACCCACTGCACACAAACGACGAAGGCACTAAGCGGTATAACGCCGCTGTTATTGCCGCATATCAAGAATTGATTGCACGCGGAGCATCCCCCGCCGAAGCAAAAGTTGCCGCTAAAGAAATTGCAGAACAGACTTCAACACAAACAGATTCAGAAGCTGATGCCACCGCTGCCGCAACTGCCGCAGTTACAAAAGGTGCAGATGCCGCCACAACCACTACCACAACTACTACCGCAGTTGATAACGCATACTTTAAAGCCAACCCTGACGTAGCCGCCGCGTATGCCGCAAACAGCTATGGCTTGACCCCCGAACAGTTTGCCCTAGACCACTATACGTACCGTGGCGCCGATGAAGGACGCAAATCACCGTTCCAAGAAAGCGGCGCGTTAGACACTGCAACCAATTTAAATAATGGCACGTATCTAACCAAGACTGGCGCAATTGTTGACTCCACAGGAAACGTAGTTAAAGACACCGGCTCTGCTGCTACGGCTACGTTAACCCAACAAATTCTTGGCCAAAACTTAACAGATAAATGGCAAGGTGAAGGCTTTGGCACTGCGCAAGCTAACGCCGCTGATATGGCCGGTATTTTAGCCAGTATTGGAATTACAGACATCAATCAGTTTGGTCTGATCACTAAAGAAGTTCCAACATATTCTTATGATGATAACGGAACCGCATTTGAAACAGGTACTCAAACTGTACAAGTTTATGGTAACAAACTAACAGGCCAAGAAGTACCTAATACATACAGCGAACGCCAAACAGGTAATGCCTTTGGTGGTACGTTTGCTGGCTCTGGTAACACAGGTTATCGCGTTCAGTTTGCTCCTAACGGCACGCCTATTTTCTACACCACACAAGCATCGTCTAACGATCTTGCCAATCTTATGCAAGACCTTGGCCCTATTGGACAAATTGGTCTTGCTATTGCTACAGGCGGTTTATCTATACCCCAACAGATTGCGGCTAATCTGGCTGTAAACGTTTTGAGTGGTAAAGACATTGGGGATGCAATTAAAAGCGCTGCAATCAGTTTTGCTGGTGCTCAAATCCCCGGCATGGACTTTATGGGGGATGGCGCTTCGTTTATTAAAGACCTTGGTCTGTCCCCTGAACTTACAAAGACGTTAACCACTCTTTCCAGAATGCCGCAGTT